GACCGGTACGCTTCCCGCCTTCTTTGCGAAGTGGGTAGACGCCACTAACAGGGAGAACACCGCCACAAGGGTACTGATCGCGGCCGTTGCCCCCAGAAGCCGCTGCGGGTCCAGAAGGCTCAATGCCGCGACTGCCGCCACCATGGCGGATATAGCAATGGTCATGGTGATCAACGTGCCCTGAATCTGCGAGGAATCCTTTGCAAAATAGGTGATGCCGACCATAGCTCCAAAGACGACCAGGAGTGTGGTGATTGCTCCAAGTGCCCGGCCCAGACCACTTGGATCAAGATGGGCCAGTACAACCATCGTAGTGGAGAGGATCAGGATCGCGCCGGACATCAGCAGAAGCATAGATCCGGCCTTACTCGCATTCTTTCCCGCGAAATGGGATGCAGCTGTGACAGCGGAGAAGACCAGGAGCAGTTTGCTGACGGTATCTGTTGCCCGGTCAAGATCCAGCGGGTCGATTCCCGCCATCATTTTGAATGCTGTAGTGATAAGGATCAGCGAGGCCGCCATCTTCAGAATTGCGGAACCCGCTTTGCTCGCGTTCTCGCCGGAGAATTTGCTGGCGACCATCAGAGCACCGAACATGGTAAAGATACCAGCGAAGGTGCCCATGCTGCTCTTCGCTTTTCCAACGTCGAGTCTGCCGATGTCCTTTAAGCAGCCTACCAGGAGCTTCAGCGAAACAACGATTGCCAGAATCGTGGCGGCTGCGCCAAACTTGACACCCTTGCAGGCCGTCGCGATCAACGCGAGAGACGCCACCGCGCCAAGTAGAAGCGTCAGGGTCTGTCCGGCGTTGCTGATCTCCATTTTGTCAAGGTCTTTCAGAGCGCTCACGAGAAGCTTCAGCGAAAGCGCAAAGCCAATCATGAAAAGAGAGCTCTTGGAGAAAGTCTTATCCTTGGAGCTGAGCAGCTTCGATACTGCCACCAGCCCTGCGGCCAGAACGCCAAGAATCGCCAGACTCCCGCCGACCTTATCCCCATTCAGGCTCTCCAGCGTCTTCATCGCGTTTGCCAGCAGAAGCAAGCTCGCGCCGACGGCGACAATAGAGGTAGACAGCTTGACCAGTTCTTTCGGGTCGCCCATCTTGCTCATGGCGAAGGAAACCGCCAGAAGTCCAGCGGCGAGCACGCCAAGAACGACCAGAGAACCCTTAAGCTTTTCCTGATCTAGCAGCGTCAGTACCGCCAACGCTCCAACGAGCACCGCGATAGCCTCGGCGACATTGAGCAGGGCCTTAGACTTTGTCTCCATGGCAAAAGCATTCAGCGCCTTAGACGCCCTCTTCAGCAGAGCGACGATTCTCTCAAAGGGCGCGGAGATCGTCTCAAGCGCGTCGGAAATTTTCTTGGTGAACGCCACCATAGCAGCGCCGAGACCAAGTGCAAAGATTTCGCCGAAACCGATCTTGTCCGCCAGCTTCTCCCGAATCTCCAGCGCGATGGCAAAGATCCGGTCCTTCATGTTCAGGAAGAACTGAATGATGCCGCCGACTGTGGTCTTCATCTTGGCTTTCGCGTTTTCGGCCCCGCCCGTAAGCTGCTCAAACGCCAGCTTGACATCCGAGCCAAAATCTTTCACCGCCTGAATAAGCCCATCGAAGATGCCGCCGAAGTTCAGGAAGTAGCTGAGCACATTATCGCGGAAATCGGCCAGGGCTTTCCCAATATTATCAAGGGTAAGCCCGTTCATAGCCTTCACACGTTCAATGAACGCCTTGATGCGCTCAATTCCACCCTCCATGTAGACGCCGAATCTATCGGAAACATCCCGGAATGCATTTCCAAACCGGGAGATTGCCTTCTGAACAAGAGGGAGTTCGCCAAGTCTGGCAATCCAGCTCCGAAGGGCCTTGATCCCAGACTCGATGTAGGGGAGGGCTTTCTCGATGCCCTTTGCCAGGAAATTATGCTGGTCGATCCAATCACGGAAGGCTACGATAGCATCGCCGACGTTGGCTGTGATGTCGAGAATATCCACATCAACCATGCCAAGCAGTTTTGCCGCCACCTTAATGGCTGCCTTCAGAGCGCCGCCGGTCAAGGTGGTAAAGATGTCCACGATAGCAAATAACCCCTTGCAAGTGCGCTTCAGCTTATCGGCGGTCTCCTCGCTCATTTTGAGTTTCTCGGTGAGATTGCGAAGACCCTCAGTCAGCGCATAGACCTGCTCAGAGGTTGCCGGTGGGAAGATCTCCCGAAACGCATCCCGGATGACGGTAATAACGCCGATCAGGTCTCCGGCTTCTTTCGGAACAGCAAACAGAGCCTGCAAAACGTTACGGAACGACTGAATCAGGTTCTCACGACCGGACATTCTTCCGATCTTATTGGCGTATTCTTCCAGATTGACGGAGCCGTCCTTGATCGCCTTGTTCAGCTTCTCCATGTCGTCAACCTGGTCGCGGGTCATCCCGATGTTCGCCAATTCTGCATCAGACAGACCAGCCGTCTTCTTTGTCAGATCGGCCAAAGCATCAGACAGAATATCAGCGCTGAGCCATCCCTGGTTCAGGCTGTCCTCAAACTTTTCTGTTTTGGAGGCGATCTCTTCGATAGCGACGCCATGAGCCCTGGCCGCGTTCACAATGCTCTCCTTGAAGCCAACGGCGTCCCCGATGCCTTCCTTCAGAAAGCTTGACCAGCCAGAACCCAATGCGCTGGAGAGAAGCTCATTTCTCGCCTTTGCGGAATCGGAGATCATAGCGCCGAAGAACTCGGACATCTCAGTAAAGAGCTTCTTGGCCTCCTCAAAGTCGCCGACAACGATCTGCCAGGTCTCCGCCCATCCGGACTGAGCGCTTTCCTTCAGCGTATCCATCAACTGGGTAAAAGTCTTGACGTCCTGCGCGGCGGCAAAAGCTTTCTTACCAATCTCGGTGGTTTCATCTGCGTACTTTGCAAGAGTCTTGGATAGGACTTCCGTGGTCATCCACTGAGAACTGAGCGAGTCATTAAACAGAAGGGTGGAATTGAAGAGATCGGATACATGACCATTGAGGTCTGTTGTGGTTGACTGATACTTCTCGCCAACCTTGACCAGCGTGCCCATCTCAACGGCGGTATCCATCAACTGCTGCTTGAACTCCACCGTTGCCATATTGGCGTTCTCAATAGATTTCCAGTCAATCAGCTTGACGTAGCCGGCGGAAAGAGCCTGACCAAAGTTATACATGGCCCTGGACGCCTCATTGGCATTCGCGCCGGAGACAGCCGCTACGTTGGCAACGCCCTGAATGGCGGCCACGGCGTCATCCAGCTTTACACCGGCATTGGTAAACTTGCCGATGTTCTGGGTCATATCCGCAAAGGAATAGATGGTCTTGTCCGAGTAAAGGTTCAGTTCATCCAGCTTCTGATTGACCCGCTCCAGGCTTTCCCCGGTGCCGGCCATGATGGTCTGGATGGAGCCCATCTTTAGCTCGTACTCGTTGAAACCTGTGGTGATCGGCTCCACGGTAAACGTAGAGGCCAGACGCTTTCCCGCGTTCATCGCGGAATTGGTGATATTTGAGAGGGCGGTCATAGCCATGACCTCAAGCGCGGAGAACTTCATCCTGACAGTCTCAACAGACTTGCCAAGTGTGGACATATCGCATTTTTTGGCCGCGCTGTCGATGTTCTCCAGACCTTTCGCGGCGCCTTTCAAATCCAATCTCTGTTTGAGCTTGTCGAGCGTCGAGATGCTGGTCTGAACATTGGTCTCGAAGTGCTTGTTGTCAAATCGCATTTCTACGACTTTTTCATCAATCGTTGTGCTCAAGGCTACCGCCCCCTTTTATCGAAAATAAAAAGTGCGGGCCGGTGAGGGCCCGCGAAGTCATTTGGTGATCTCGTTCCACGCATTTTTCGCGATCTGCTCAAAAATAGGCTGGATCGCAGGGTTGATGTAGTCTCGCCCCTGTACCCAGCCGCCCGTCCCGGTGCCATGTCCATACTGGAGAATGATAGCGATGGGGACTCCATTTTGAATGTTGGAGTTGCAGAACAGAATGCGGGCAACCCCTTTCTCCTGCACGATCTCGTACCGCCAAGAGGCGGCCGTCTTTCCGGTGTCAACAGGCGTCGCGGCCGCGAGAGCAGCCACGCCGGCCCGGCCATACTTGTCAAGATCGCCGAGGTGGACAGCTTCCTTCGCCCGTTCCAGAAACTTGGTCGCCTTGGAGAAGTCACCCTTTTGCCTGAACGTTGTCCTCATGCTGTCCACCCATCACAGCTTCTTGCAGTAATCGAGGGACACCCAGCCGAGACCAGACTTCAGCTTGCCCCAGAGCGTAGCACCCTGGCCGGTGGCCTCAGATACGATAGTGTAGACACCGGGCTTAATGACGCTGACGATCGCGTTATTGGTGCCGGGGCCCTTACGGATACGCAGATTGGTGGCGGTGATGCGGACAGTGTACGGCACCTTGCTCACGGGGGTGGTGGGAGCTGTGATCGCACCAGAGCCCCCCAGCTTGGCGTTCACCTTAGCGGCGATATCAGGCAGCCGTTGGTAGATGTAGTCGCCGGGACAGGCTTTGTCGGCAAACCAGCGGTGGACCGTGAGATTCTGCTGGTCCACCTTGCCCACCAGCTTCTTGTCCCCCTTCCACACCAGCTTCTTGATACCGTTCCGCCGGCAGATGTCGGCGCACAGCTCGATCAGGGCGGCCATAGCCTTGTCGGTAATGGCGTAGGGGTGAGTGTTGTCGCTGGCGACCTCAATGGTTACGGCCTGGTAGTCGTTGGACTTGCCGGAGATTCCATTCACCCGAATGGGCTGTTTATTCTTGTCGTAGCCGCCGGTACACCAGCTACGGTCCTTCTCCTCAACGCACAGGCCGATGGAGCCGTCATAGCCTACAACATAGTTGCAGGACGCACCCTTGCTGCTGGGCTGGAACACCTCGCACCCTCGCTTGGCAGTCACTTGGCCGACGAAGCAGTGGATGGTAATGGTGTCGATGGCGTGGTTCCGATTGGGCGTCCGGTTCGGAGAGATCATCTTTACCGTAGCAAGAGAACTGTTCGTGAAACCCATACCTGTTGTCTCCTTTCCACTGGCCTTGCCAGCATACTTGTCGAAATACTTCTGGCCGTAGCTGGCCCGCCGGGCCTTGGCCGTTTCGCTCTGATCGGCGGGGCGCTCAAACTGGAGCAGAAAAGCATCTGACGCTTTTCTGATACTGGTGGCGGTCTTCAACATCGCCAGCAATGCCTTATAGCCCTGTGACAATTCCTGCATCAAGAAGCCAAGCTGCATTTCCAGGTCGCCAATACTTTTCCCTGCGGATTTGGCATAGGCCAGCAGAGCCGCCTTCCGGCTCCAGTACGTCCATTGGAATAGGCCATAGCCTGCCTTATCGTGGGCAAAGTTGGCATAGGTGCCGTTGTCCACCATTTCGGTGTACTCAGCGTCGGCCATGCCCAACTTACGCTCATAGCTGTTCTGGAGATTGTCGGGTTTAAGGCCGCTCTCGGCAAAACCATGCCCCATAATAATGGAAACACCGACATCCGAGAGACCTTGGGATTTCAGGAAATTCCAGATTTTTCCTCAGTTGTTGTTCCAATCAGAGACGTTGTAATCACCCTCTCGAATGTGTTTTCCGGCGGCGGGACGCGTTGAGCGCCCGGTTCCTCGCCATGATCTCTTTCTTGCTCATTTTCTTTCGGGGAGCGTTCTCCGCTCGACAGACATTGATCAAGGTCATCAGCCGGTTCAGATGCCATTTCTGGCACTCGAACGGAATGTTCTCGCAAATCATCCAGTAGTAGATGATCTCGGCCGTGACGATCTTCCGGTTTGGCCGGTTCTTGTCGTCCGGAGGAAAGGTCGTGGCGGTCATAGGAGCATTGATGTAAGCGAATACCTCTCTCTCGGTCTGCGGCGTAATGGCCTTGTAGACGTCGGGGTTCACATTCTGGGTCAGTGTCATACACCGGATATAATCAATGGACTCCTCCTGAGTCTTCGGCTCCCTCCCCAAAAATGCCTTGTGCCATTTCGACTCCCATTTTGAAAGGGAGACCAGAGAGTGCTCCAACTTGAGCGTCTGATCCTTGACTTGCAGAAACGTGCCGCTCCCAGGATCGAAGAATTCGCCGCCGCGAATGAATATTTCCAGCATCTCCGGTCTCCCTCACGCGATCAGGTTCCCGGAATAGCGGCCTGGGCCGGAACAATACCGTTGACAAAGGCCGCAGCCGCGTCGGCATTGGTGGCCAGCTCCATGAACAGGATGCTATAAGCCTCAGTCTGAGCGAAGGCGTCCCGGAGCTCCTGGTTCTTGATAAACCGCTTGCCGTCGGGGGACTTCTCGCCATAGGCCCGCAGGATGATGTCCTTGAAGGTGGCGATGATCTGCTTGCCGTCCTGAGCGGCCACGATGCGGTTAATCATCTCAACCAGGCCGCCGTCCACGGACAGCTCCATCTCGGTCACCTCGGCCTGTGTCAGGTTGAAATAAAAATCCTCGGTGCGCGTGCCACCGTTGTAGTCAGTGTAAGTGATAGATCTTTTCAGCATTGGGAAATTTCTCCTTTCAATTTTTAGAAGAAGCGGAGCCCTCGGTTAAGAGAGCCCCGCTTTGGGATGTACTGTAATGCTGTGAATCAGCCGGCAGCGGGCTCGTCCTTGAGCAGCTCGATGACCTCGGCGGGCAGAGGCAGGCGAGGCTCGGTGCCGTCGGTGCCGCCCTCGGCAGCAGGGTCTTTGCCGTACAAGATCTCTTCCAGCGCGGCCAGCTTCTCCCTGTCGACCTTGGTGGAGTCGATGATGACGCAGGCGGTGGGCTTGAAGCCGGGAACATCCACAGGAGTGGTGGTGACTTCCCAACTGAAGGTGATGGCCTCGGGGGAGTCATTGACGGTCTGATAGCCCCGCTCGGAGGGGGAGGCCAGACCGCCGTAGAGCAGATGCAGCTTATAGCCGTGATCCTGCCCGTCCGTATCGTTACCCAGCTTGGTGCGGTGGACAAGGCCGAAGATCTTGCGGGCCTGCTGGCCGATGCTCATGCCGAGGACGGGCTCGGCGGAGCCGTCGCAGGCGGCCCACTCGTCGGGGTAGGTATAGGCCTCGATGGTATAGCCGAAGTCCTCGGCGCCCACCAGAACCAGATACTTGATGTTGTCAGCGTAGAGGTTATTGGGCTCCGCGCCGGAAGGGGCCTCGGTAACGGAGATCAGACCGTTCCAGGCCACGCCCTTGTCGTACTTGCCATTGCTGCCAATGGGGTACAGCACGCCATGGTCAACACCGGTTTCGTAATAACGCTTACCGGTCTCGTCCCACTTGATTTTACTCATGGTTCGCGTCCTCCTTTAATAATACAGGGTGAAAACCCAGTGATTGAGATTGTCTGCTTTGTAGTGCCGGTCAAACCGGCAGGTGGGCAGCGCCGCAACCGCACCGATAAAAGGACTGTCAGGGTTCTTGTCAATAACGGTCACAGCGTACTGCCGGCCAGACAAATAAACCCCGCCATTCGCGTACAAGCTTTTGATGTTGCTCAAAGCGTACACGATGGCGGGGTAATTCATCTTCACGGACTCCGGAGGCTGAAAATATGCGTTCCTGGTGTTCAGGATGCCGCATAAAATTTCATGAAGTTTAAGCCGTCTGTCCGGCATTGTAAACACCTCCGATTGTCAGGATGAGTCTGGGATACTGGACCTCCACATTGGAAACCTTCCATTTTGCTCCCATGAACTCGATGTAGCGCATACGGTGGAAATTCTGGCAGGCAAATGGGTCGGCCACAACGCTGATCTCATTGGCGATGCTGATGTCGTCATTGACCTTTTCAGCGCCTTGCAGCTTCCGCGTGTTCCGAATCACGTCGCCGTAATACGGACGCTCAGTGAGCTGCTCATCCCAGTTGCCCGGCGTCGTTTCCACAGTTTCCGCGTAGCCGATCATGCCGTACCATTTCGCCATTTTGAATTTTCTCCTTTAAGCAGCCGCAC